AATGGAAAGGAAAGAACTGCTTTCTGACGATGAAAAAAACTGGTATGATGAACTAATGGAGGGTTAAAACATAAGCAATAACTATTATAATTGACCAGCAGGATAACCTCTTGCTGGTCTTTTTTTTGCCTCTTCTTATCTTGTGCTCTTATTGCACTACTTGACTTGTCTATCTTTTATCACTTTTTTATATATATCAGTATTGACCCGCATACGAATTGTCACTTTTTTATATATATGGAAATTGACCAATTGATTGACTTATCCTTCTATCTTATTGCTATTTATCAGTTGAAGGCAAAAGCAAGAAGGCATAAAACAAGGCAGGATAAGGAAAGCAAGACAAGACCCAGTCCTTCGCACGGGGCTCGCCAATTTAGCTAATATCTCCGTATGCGTAAAATTAGGGTAGAAGGTTATTATTTGGGTTATAATTTATTTTAGTTTTGTCTTTAATAATGTGTTCTAACTTAATGTGTTGTGGGCACTTATCATATATAGAGTAAAAAAAGTATTTGACAGGAGTATAGTATTGGATTATATTGTAAATGTAATCTATCATTACTTCCTCCTTTAGGTAGGGGTGCAGATGAGTCGCCCTGGCAAGTCTGCACCCTATTTAAGAAGTTAGGGATAACGGGTAAGATATATGAGTAAAGAGAAAGAGTTTAGGCAGGACATAGTGAATGTTCGGGACATATTACCGGACATAGAGGGAGGGGTGAATGATTTTTTAGCTATTCGTTATATATCAGCTATATTGCCGTTATTTGATGGAGATGAGGACAAGGCGATAGATGATTGTGTAGAGGTATTGAAGATACCGAGGTTTAAGGCGAAGAGTATATGGAATGCACGGTATGGGATATTGAAGCATAATGAGGTTTTATTTCAGTTATCTGGAGATATAATTCGGCGTAAGATACGGGTATTATATGACAGGTTATTGAATTCGTTATTGGAACGGGATTATAAAGCTGAGAGTGTAAAGACGGTGATGGAGGTATTGAGGACGGTAGCGCAGATAGATACGAGAGAGGGATTTACGGATGGTATGGTGAGTAGTGTAAAGGAAGGTAAGGGGAGTAGTAATTCGGTTAATGTATTGACTAATGACAAGTGTGTGATAATAGTTCCAATGCCTGAGAGTGCGGTTTTGCGGACTGCGGAGTTAGATGATGGGACTTTAATCAATGGTGACATATTGGATACGGATAGGAAGCGGGAGGTAGAGGAAGCGATGGCTCGGACGGAGGAGTATAAGAAGCAGAGAGAGGATGTGGTAGCTGATATAGCAGAAGAGATAAAGGGGATAGACAAGCGGGTTAATGCCAAGTTGGAGTAGAGATGAGTTTGACGAAGTTACCGAGTAGTGATGATAATTATAAGACCGAGAAAGGGATAGAGAATGTTTTATTTAAGCCGTTTCCGAAGCAAGCGATGTTTTTAGCTTCAGAGGCGGATGAGGTTTTGTTTGGAGGTGCGAGGGGTTCTGGTAAGACATTGGCATTGATAATAGATGCTGCGTTGAAGCCGAGGAAGTGGCATTATGAGGGCAGTAATCTTGATTGTCATCCTGTAATAGACAAGTATAGTATTGATTATAGTGATTATAGGGCGTTGATATTTAGAAGGACATTTGATGATTTATATACAAATTTCTTTCCTGAGGCGGAGAGGATATACAGGAATTTAGGTGCTAAGTGGAGGGAGAAGAAGAAGTCGTTTATTTTTCCGTCAGGGGCGCAGATACATTTAGCTTATTGTGATACGAAGGCGGATTTGCGGAAGTATATAGGTGGAAATTATCATTATTTAGGGATAGAGGAATTGAACCAATTTCCTGGGAGTTGGATACAGGAGTTAGGTGGTTCGGTGCGTTCTACGAATGCGGAGTTAAAGCCGTTCAAGCGATATACTACAAATCCTGGTGGAGTAGGGCATTTATGGATAAAGCAGAAATTTATAGATAAATGTCCACCGATAATGGGAAAAGAGCATTATGACAAGAAGTTCAAGTTGCATTGGAATGAGCCGTTACCTTCTGCGGTAGTAGAGGATGATGAAGGCAATACTTTTCAGTATATACCTGCCTTAGTATTTGAGAATAATGCGATAATGGAGAATGACCCTCGTTATGTGAAGTATTTATTATCTTTAGATGAGACGAAGCGAAGGATGTGGCTTTATGGTGACTGGGATGTATTAGGTGGAGCATTTTTTGACGAATATAGTCCTTTTCACCATATATTGGATAGCAGAGATTTTAATTTAGATACATACACGGGGCGTATTTACAGAGTAGTTGACTATGGCACAACTAATCCGTTTGCGGTATGCTTTTTTGTGGTGGATTTACAGGGATATGTTACGGTCTTTGATGAGATATATGAGACGGGATTAGTGCCATCGGAACAGGCGAAGTTAATTAGGAATGTAACTACTAAGTGGAATTTAACGGAAGATGACATTTTTGCTACGATAGTAGACCCGAGTATGAAAATTAAGAGCCACGAATATATGAATTCACTGCATTCTACTCTGGATATATATATTGAAAATGGCATAGAGCATATTGTTTTAGGCAATAATGACCGAGTTCAGGGTTGGGCTACTTTTAAGGAATTCTTAAAAGTTCCTGATGAAGGCAGACCTTACCTGATGTTTACCTCTAACTGTAAGAATTGTATAGAGACCATCCCGTCTTTAGTGCATTCTGAAAAGAACCCTGAAGATGTAGATACTCAAGGTGAAGACCACTTGGCAGACGCTTTGAGGTATGGTCTGATGTTTATAGATAAGCCGAGACCAAGAAAGGAAATAGAACAAATTCCTCAATGGCAAAGGCGGTTGTTTAATAAATACTCACAAACTAAACGGACATTAAATAATGTATGGGCAGGTTAAATGGCAAAATATACTGACATCGTAAAGAATGTAGTATCGGTTTATGCGAATGCTTATAACGAATGGAGCGTTTCTCGCAAACAGGCAGAGATATGCTACAATTTTTTACTCAATAAGCAATGGAACGAAGAAGAAATAAAGCATTTCTTAAAGCAGGGAATGCCTCCTATTGTTTACAATTTGATATTGCCTCGCATTTTCAATCTGCTTGGAACAGAACAACTTAACCGTTCTTCGGTGCAGATTAGACCATACTATGAATCACAGACAGATTTGGCGCATATTCTCTCTGGCTTATTTAATAATGTCTGGGAAAGCAAAAACGGCGAAGAAGAGTTAAGGCGTGTCTTTATTGACGGTCTTATAATGCCAATCCCTGGCTGTTTTCAGATTAAAGTAGAACCAGACGAGACGGGCTTTCTGGATTATAGCTTTAATGCTCTTAATCCTTACTCGGTTTTATTTGACCCGAATACGACCAGAAGTGACTTAAAGGACTGTCAATATATTCTGCAGGATAATTGGTTAAGATTAGACCAACTCATTGAGACATATGGAGATAGAGAAGAGTTCAAGCTGGAGGGCTACAGTGATAAATGGTGGGAAAAACTATCCGAAACAGTAGGAGACACTGTTAAAGAATTATTTGGGTTAACTGGTGCACAAGACAACTTTTACAATAAAAAACAAAATCTGTATAAGGTAATAGAAATGCAGACCAGAACCAAAGAAAAGCGGGAGATGTTTATAGATAATTTGACGCAAGAGTTTGTTTTGTATCCCCCTAAAACGATAGAAGACGCTGGAGCTATGAATCTTACTTACATTTCGGATACGGAGATTAAAAAAATCCATATAACTACTGTCTGTCCGTATTTTAACATTGTCTTAGTAGATGAGAATAACTGGTTGGATACGGATAAGTATGACATAATTCCTTATTTTTCAATGGATTTTGGGAATAGAAAATGCCAGAACTCGTCTCTGGTTATGGCTATGATAGACCCGCAAAAGAACCTCAATAAGCGGGAAATACAGAAGACCGCTTATATAGATAGAGCTATGATTAGTCCGATTATGTTTTCTTATGATGATAGAGATGCGAAAGAGGACTATGATATTAACGGCTCTGACCCTCGTTACTCTATGCTGGTAAGAAACTATAAATTCCCCCCGACCCGATTAGCACCTTCACCTATGCCTTATGATGTCTGGAATGACATAGCTGATATAAAAGACAAGCTGAACGACATTTCAGGTATCAATGAGGCAGCAAGAGGTCAATCGGAATACTCTAATGAAAGTGCTCGGATTTATAGTATGAAACTCCAGAGATTTGCTGCCACAATTAACCCGTATTATTACAATTTATCTAAAACCAGAAGAATGATAGCTGAGTATTTTCTGGATACTTGCAGACAGGTGTATTCCGAGCTTAATCGGATTGTAACGATTATGGATATGCAGAAGAAAACTCAGAATGTTTTAATCAATGAGGTAGTAGGAGATACAATACGCAATCAGTTATCTGGATTTCAGGGCAAGGTTGTTCTTGATGAAGGTAAGCACTCACCTACACAAACGCAAGAGAACTTTGAAAAGAAATTAGCTATGGCACAACTAATGCCTCCCGAACTGATAAATTGGGAATGGCTACTTAAAGATAGCGAATTGAGCGATGTAGAGGAACAGATAGATTATATTAAACAAAGATTGGGCTTAATGGCTCAACAGGCAGAAGTTCAGCAACAAATGCAGATGGAGGCGTTTGCTAATGAACAACAGCAAAAACTAAATCAAACTAAACCATAAACATAAGGAGAAACTAAAATGCCAGACAAAGAACTAAATGGCGTCCCCGAGACACAACCAGAAGTTCCAGACAAACAAGATTTATTTGATGAAACCGATTTTGAGGATTTATTTAAGGAACCCGAAGAAACCGAAAAACCCGAAAAAGAGACAACCGAAACCACAGGAGCCACCGAAGCCACCGAAGCCACCGAAACCACCGAAGCAGGACAAGATAAGACGGCACAATGGGATAGAGAAGAAGCCATAAAAGCTTATAAGAATGCCGAAAAGAAATTGGGCTCTATGGGGCAAGAAATCGGTGAACTGCGCAAACAGGTAGAAGCAATAACTAAATCTAAAGAGAATAAGGTCTATACTATGGATAATATACCAGAAATGGATGACTTAACTCTTGATACCTATTTGAATACTTATAAAATACAGTTAAAAGACGCAGACATTTTAACTGATACCGAAATGTATAATCAGTTAATGCTTGAGTATCAAGCACTTAACACAGAAAAAGCGATTAGATTGGCGAAACAAAGAATAAACCAAGAACAAGAAATTGTTAAGCTAAATAATCTACAGGAAAAAGTAAAAAATGAGTTTAATCTTTCGGATGACGAAGCGAAACAACTCGTTAATCTGGCTAAGCGATTAGATAGTAACCCAGGTAGTAGGGACTTAGCAGCCGCATTTCTCAAGCTTTATCCCGACAGATTTTATCAATGGTCTGCCACAAGGAATAAAGAGAAGCTGGAGAAGGCGAAAACTGCAGTTCCTCGCATACCTAATACCAGTTCTTCACCTACACCTAAAAAGGTAACAGTCAAAGAGTATTTAGAAATGACAGAAGAACAACGAGAGCAGTTCGCACAAAATGCCAGTTTAGAAGAGTTAGACGCTTTACAGAAGGAACTAAAAAAAACATAACAAGGAGGCAATAAAATGCCTATTACACTAAATACTACTAACGAATCACTTATAAATCTGCCTATTATGAACGCTAAGCTTGCCAAACAAGCTTGGTGGAATACTTTCTGGTCTAAATTGGCAGGTTTTCAGGAAATTACCCGAACTAACAATATCCGCCAAACAATGCCAGCTGACAATGTAGTTGTGCAAGGCATAAGGGATTTTGTTGAACAGGGACGGGATAATATGCTAATGTATATGCTTTTACCTCTATCAGGTGAAGGCGTTTATGGAGACGCTTGGCTGAAAGGAACAGGCGAACAATTAAATCTTAAATATACTCAGGTATTCATTAACCAATGGCGTAAAGCTGCCGCTAAAATGTCTGGTAGAATGAATAACCAAAGAGTAAAACTACTTAATTTAATGGAAGAAGTTCAACCTTCGCTTACGACTTGGTGGACAAAAGCTTTTAATGCTGCATTTTTCCAGGCAATATATGAAGGTATAAGTCCTAATTTATCGGCAGGAACGCTGAATAACGGTTTAGGTCTGGTGCGTAGAACTCATCCTAATCAGTATTATCATAGTGCAGACGGAACGCTGACTACACTTGGCACAGAAAAGAAAACCAAAGTAGCCGCTGACTTCAATACTGGTTTAGGAACTAGTAAAAGTGTCTATAAAGCTTCTGCTAAAACGCTATCCGAATTGAGAATTATTCTATCTACAGTGCTATTGATTGAACCGATAGTGCATAAGGGTGGAGAGTTCTGGCTATTTCTGGTTCATCCTGATGTAATGAAACAACTTAAACAGGACACTACTATTATCAGTTCTCAAAATTCTGCCTTTACTGGACAGTTGGCTTCTCATCCTGCACTGCAAGGTAGGGACTTCCTTTACTATGATGGTATCTGTGTTTTAGAAGAGCGTTTAGGTGTCAGAACCAAGACATTGGTAGACATAACCACTTTAGCTGATTACTTTACCAATTTGGCTAAAAATACTTATTTCTTGCCACCTACAAGGGCTACCTCTGGTGTTGCTTTTGCTAACATCGTTTTGGGGCGTGACGCTCTTGCTTATGGTGTAGCTAATGACTTGGAATTCACTACCGAAGTAGATGACCACGGAAATGTTATTGAGATTGGCTCTCAATGTATTATGGGTGTTAATCGTCTTGAGCATTATGATGATAGCGTAATGAGCACTGTCTTTGCTCGCAATAATGCCACCGTCACCGACTATGCGACAGCAACGGTAGCAGTAAACCAGAGTTCCGCTATTATTTATACTGGTTTATCATAAGGAGTTAAAAATGAAAAGCATAGATAAGTTCAAGAAAGACAATGTTCAGTATCTAACCGTAATTAACGGCGCAAGTGCTGGAACTAAACAAGCCGTGCAAGAAGGCGGGAAAATCTACATCAGTATAAGCAAATTGGGTGCCTCTAAATCATTGAGCACTAAAATCACTGGTATTAAATCAGGGCTTAGAGTTGTAGACGCTTCCTTTCTGGTTGCTACTGCTGTTACTGGAAATGTGACAATAGTTGATACGGCTGGTAGCACTATAGCCAAAATTGCTACAAATCTCACTAACACTAAAGTTAATTCATTAAACAGAGCAGCCAGTTTGATGACTACTAAAACTGTGTTAGGTGATACTATTTACATAACAGGTGTAGCAACTCACAAAGGAACTCTCGTCATTGATGTAATGGCGATTTAATCTCTAACAGGGAGGGGATTTATTTATCCCCTCCCCTAATAAAAAAGGATAAATAAAATGAACAGTTTAGAAAAATTCAAGAAAGACAATAGAACTATACTAACTACGAATGCTTCCGAGGTAGAATATGCCTTTATGGAAGGCGGAAATATACTGATTAAAGCCAATTCGTTGCCCACAGATGATATATTTATTAAGGGTATTAACAATGATATAGCCATATTAGACGCTCATATAATTATACAAGGTGGCGCCGCTGCTGATAATTCTGTTTTTGTTAATGGACTAATTC